CTATTTTATTTTGAATGTTCTGTATGAACTTATATTTGTATATTTTTCTGCTATATCAGGCATTTCTTCTCTTAATCTCTTGGTATCAATGGACCTTTTAGTAGCTCCTTTCCAAGTTATTATTCTTCCGCCTAATGTAGCTAACTCAAACTCTCTCATTTCACTTTGTATTTCTTGTTCTATTAGCTGTTTCTCTCCTTTTAGTTCTTTCATTTGTAAAACTATATCATCATATCTTTTTAACTTTGATATACCATCTTCAAGTAGATTTAGTTCTATTTTCTCTTTTACTGAGTTTTTATACCTTGTTTTCAGAAACTCACTATAAGCATCTGAACCATCAGGAATTGGTAAAATGTCTTTTAATACATTTTCTTCCCAAAATTCACTCTCTATTTTCATTAGATTTTTAATTACTTCATTATCCCTATTTATCTTGTGCCATACAAACTTTTCATTTCCAAGAAGTGCTGCTATATAACAATGTGTAGCTCCTGTGACAGCCATATAGTGTAAGCATTGTATTTCATAATGAAGTGGAACTCCATTTTCCCATTCTTTTATAGAAAAACTATTTGTTGTCTTACATTCTAAAAATGCTTTTTCTCCTACTATAGCTCTGTCTATATTAGCTATTGCAAAAGGATACTTTTCATTTTTCAACATTCCATTTACATTACGGACCTTAAGACCAGTTTCTTCTGTAGAAAGTTCTGCAACTAATCCTTCTAATCTATTGCCTAATTCCATTCTGAAACTTTTAGTTTCTATTGGTATTTCTTCTTTCTTTTCTATATATACTTGAACAGAAGTTTTTCAGGGATTTAATCCTGCTACTGCTGATGCATCACTACCCCCTATTCCTAATTGTCTATTTTTAAGCCAATCAATTTTATCTATGTTCTTAGTATCAGTTACTATAAAAGCATCTAAATATTTTCTACGACTTGAAATTTTATTCATTTTATGGTATCCTCCTAAATAAGTTGAATTTTTTGTATGTGTTGGTTACTTTGACCAGCACTTTTTTTATTGAAATAATCCTGCTAAACATATTGCAAATAAACCTACCATTTTATTTCCTCCTAAGATAAAATTTTAATCTCATAATCACCATCTTGAATATCTCTGTTATTAAGGCTTGATACTCCATACAGCCTCTACCTTCATCAAAGTATGCTAAATTTAATTCTTTTTCTGTTGCTACTACTACTATACAATCAATTTCAAAACCAAATCTTTTGCAATTTACTTTTACTGCATTTCCTACTTTAATTGTTTGTAAATCAAATTCTTTTACCAATTCAACCATTATTTGACCTCCTTATTTTCTATTTCTTTTATGTAATCCCAAAGTATTTGTAATATTAAAGAATTTTTTGACATTCCTCTTTCTTCTGCTATTAATATTAATTTTGTATTTAAATCATATGGGATTCTTAATCCAGTTCTTACTCTATTTGCCAACATAATTTCCTCCTATATTGTTATCTATGTGTTGCCTATCTTTAATACAAAGTATAACACTTTATTATTATGTTGTCTATATGTTGCCTATATATTTTTTTGTATTTATTTTTGTGATATAATTGTTGCCAAATAGACTACACAAAGGAGTTGATATTATGGCTAAAATGGGTACATATAAAAATCCTCATTTTGCAATTAGAATACCAAAAGAAAAACTTGATAAACTTAAATATATAGCTGAGTATAATGCTCGTTCAGCTAACAAAGAAATAGAATTTCTTGTCACTAAACATATAGAAATGTTTGAAAAAGAACATGGTCCTATACATTTGGATTCTGAATAAATTCTTGTAATATGCTTAATAAAATACTATTAAAACTTCTTCCTTTTTTACTCGCCTGCTTTTCTAATTTTTCTTTAAGTTCTTTAGGCAGGCGTATTGTTGTCTGCTCTCTTTGCATCTAATCACCTTTTTCTTTAATTATTTATAGCTTACTTTATTTTTAAATGTGTTGGTAAATACAAGTTAACTACCTCTATATCTCTTGTTAATGTACTTCTTTTAACTTTCTTATCTTTATTAAACTTCTTGTTACTTTTCTGCTCGTCATAGTATGTAATCTTATATAACTCTTTGTTTCTCTCTACCTTGTAAACTTTGTTTTTATAGATTGTTTTCATGATGTTATCCCCTCGTTGCATTTTCTAAGACCTTCAAAACTTGCTTTTATTTGCTTATCATTGCAAAATTGGATATAAGCTATCAGTACTCTTACATTCAACTAAATCACCCCCTTTCTTTTTTTCATTACATCTTTATCTTTCATTGCATTTTTCATAATAAATTCTTCAAATGATATTCTATCAATCATGTACTTTCTTCCTATTTTTAAAGCAATAAAATCTTTTGTTATCATGGCTTCTCTTGCCATGTTTCTAGCTGTTACATCAGATATTTTCAAGTACTCACAAAATTCTTCTATAGTCATTAACTCCATTCTTTTAATTCCTTCTCTATCTAAAAACATCTTGATGATGTCTGTTGTATCATCTCTTCGCATTAACTCTTGTACTAAGTCTTTTGTGTCTATGAATTGTAATGCTACACTCATTTTCAAACCTCCTTCTCATATTAATTGAATATCCTGTATTTAGTTTTCAAGGTACTGTCATGATTTAACCTAATTTTTGCTTAAATCACTTGATATTCCATATTTTAAAGCCATATCTTTTACAATAGCCACATACCCCTCTATTAGCTTCTTATCATCTTGTATTACATCTAAATTGTTAACTTTCTCTCTTTTAGATTCAGATACACCTTCTTCTGCCATTTTTCTTCTTTTATTGATTAATCTTCTATGTAGGTCAACTCCAAATCTCTTATTTAATAATTCATAACTTTCTGTTCTAAGCATATTTATATGTTCAAAACCACCTTGTTTTTTTGCTATTCTTGCAATTAGTTGATGTGTATTTGTTCTCCAACTATTTGAGTCTAATGAAACTACATCTTTTATTGTTTCAACCTCTGTCTTTGCTTCTAAAGCAATGCTATTTGCTTGATTAACTTGAAGTCTTAAATCTTTCATTTCTTTTAAACTTTCTATTAATACATCTTCTATACAAGTTGGCTTATGTTGCTTAACTTTGAAATATGTTTCTTCTAAGTTATCAAACTGCTCCCAAGCTTTGTCAGTATCCAATATTTTGCAGTGTCTATTTGCTCCTCTTTCAGTCCAAAGATACATTTTTGAAGTAAATTTTAGGTTTTCATATTCTGTATGAATACCTTTAAAATTTTTTAAATCATCACCTTGCAATAAAAAATAATGTTTACCTTCAATAAATCTATCTTTGTTATTGTTAAAATTGTTGCTTATATTTCTTGCATCTGTTTCATATACATCTGCTAGTTGCTGTGTAGTTAAAACTCTTTCGTTATTTCTTTCTATTACTTGTAAGTTATTCATATTTTTCAGCTCCTTTTTCTTTAAATGTACTTTTAGTACAGTTGTTTTTCAAAAAAATATACTCTATTGAAGTATTGAAATAAGCTGCTATTTTTACAGCTGTATTTAGAGACGGTACTCTTTCGCCATTCTCTAAGAAAGCTATATACCTACTTGTAAGACCTAATTCAGCTCCTAACTGATTTCTACTTAGTCCTTTTTGTATTCTAAAATCTTTTAGTTTATTCATTTTTTCACCTTCTTTTACTTTATCTTATGTACTAATAGTACAGTACTATTAGTACATTGTCAATAGCTTTTTTAAAAAAAATGAGCTATAATTGATAATTAAGAACTAATAGTTCAATATAAATTAAAAAGGTGGCTAAATAACATGATTGGATATAGAATAAAGGAATTAAGAAAAGAAAAAGATATTACTCAAAAAGAACTTGCAACTTTTTTAGGTCTTACTCCTAAAATGATTTCTTTTTATGAGAAGGAAGAAAGATTTCCTCCACATGACATAATTTTAAAATTATCAGATTTTTTTAATGTATCTACAGATTATTTGCTTGGAAAGGTCAATGTAAAAAATATAGACAATCTTAGTGAGTTAGAGCTAATTGAAAATCTAAATTTCTCTGATGATATAAAAGAAGCTTTAAAACTAATTAGCGAATTAAGTCCTTCTAGTCAAGAAAAAATGTTCAAAATAGCAAAAGTATTTCTTGAAGAAGAACTTAATGAGAAAAAATAAGAAAGAGAAGAAAACTATTCTCTTTCTTTTTTATTTTCTTGTTTATAATATTCTTTTAATAATTCTATGTACTTTTCTAACTTCTCACTATTATTTTCTCTTAATTTGTTCAATGTATCCCCTGTGTCAATTAGTAGTTTTTTTGATTTTTCCACACGCCTTCCCCCTACTATCAGAACTTACGTTCTTATTTTTAGTCAAAATTCCCTAATGAATTTTAATAAAATATAACTATGTATTTTCATTTCTAAAAATATTTTTAGATTATTCAAAATTTTCTTGGATAATTATCTTACTTACATAATAATACTTTTGTTAAATATATGCAATAAAAAAAGGGGAATTGTAACAAAAAAATCGAATTTTGTAGAGTCTTGGTTATTTTTTCCATTCCTGTGTATTATTAATCGTCTTTTTAATTATAATTTTTTGTATTTTCTTGTTTATATAATATTTTTTATTATTTAATTTTAAAATCTTCGTTTTACTTTTTATACCATATAAATATAGTATTCTTTTCAAAACTATTTAATTCTATGTTTTTTCCTAATATACATAGCATTTATACAGAAAGTTTTATATACTTAAATTGTTATTGTCACAAAGTAGAATACACTAGAAATTAATTAAATACAAAAGGAGTAATTTTTTATGAGCATTTTGAATCTATTTAGAAAAAATAAAAACAAAAATAATGTTGATTGCAATGAAAAATCGAACGAATCAAAACAAAGCTATAATGATAGTACTACACTTTCACTAGAATGTAATTCTAATTCACCTCATAACATAGAAGTAAAAAATGAAATTAATAAAGTGCTGAATGTAAGTTGTAATGATACAACAAATTTATATGAATTAGAAAAACAAGCAAGAGAAAAATCAGATGCTTTATATGATATACATACTAATAGTATTAATAAGTTTAACCCACAAAACAATATATTAGAAACAGATACTAAACCACTTACATCAATAGAAAAATCTTTCCTAAAATACATAATTGGAGAAAATATATACGAGCCTTATATAGCAACCTATTGGACATATGAATATAATATTAACTATTCATATTTAATTTCTAAGTTTTTCAACATGGATTATCTTAAGATTTCAAATTACATTGAAGACCTTACTAAGTTAACAGTTTCGGAATTGAAAGAAATATTAAAATCTAATAATATTAAATCAACTGGTAAAAAGGCTGAATTAATAGAAAGGATAGAAAAAGAAATCTCATGCAAAGATTTATCTAATTTTTTTAATAGCTCCAACAAATATTATGCTTTAACAGATAAAGGAAAAGAACTGTTGAAAGATGTGCGTAAATCTGTTACTAAAAATACTGACCTAGAAGACCAGTGTTTAGAATTAATTTATATTGATAAATATGAGGAAGCATATGACTTAATTTGTAAATATGAATCCTCTAAAAATATCCAAAGAGGAATTAATATAAACTGGGAAAATCATAAAATTACACCTATGAAAATCGAGTCTTACAAAGCCATAAAGGAATTAGATATAAATTTAAAAGACACACTTTTAGATAACATAATTAAATCATCCTATATACTTTGTGATATGTTAGGAAATAACTCCAAAACTTCTATATTAGTAAAACGTTTGGTAGGAGAAAAAATTGATAATATCGAAATTAATAATGCTATAAATAGTATAAATGATGTAATATACAATCACTCTACTATAACATATAACGCAAATGATAGTATTAATAATAAAAATTTACATTATATGGATATTGTTAAAAATAACAAATCAATACCATTCGAAGTTAATAATAAAAATTACAACTTCAAAATTAATGAAAATGAAATCTACTTTTTTAATATACTTAAAATTAAAATGTACGAAAATGAATTAAAAAATAATTTTGTCTTTGATAGAATGTCAGATGGAGCATTTAATGTATTTGATACTTCAGATAACTTCATTGGTAAAGTTAAATTGCAAGGTAGAAAAAAATGGATAATGTACACGAAAAATGAATTTGGTTCAGAACATATTTATGGCGAATTAATTCACTTAATCGATGGTATTGATGCTTGGATTAAATATTCAAAGGAGTATCTAAAATAATAAAAGAGCTACTTAAAATGATTAAAACTAATTTTAAGTAGCTTTTCCTTATGTTCAAAATACTGATAACATACTTTTATAAGAATGTTATATTATTTTTATAATTTCTGTTAACATACCTTTATAATCCAACTAAATTCTTTTAAATAACTACCATTTTGTTTTATTTTTGCCTTTTTTTCAAATATATGGAAATTTCACATAAAATTTTATATACTTAAATTATTATTATCATAAAGTAGAACAAAAAATAAAAAAGGAGTTTTGATATGAACAATGAAAATGAACAGTTAAAAAGTGATTTACTCATCAACGATGAAAAAATCAAAAATCTTAATTTCAAGATACCCTGGTATTATTCTTTATGGACTATATCCATACTAATTCTTTCTACGTTTTCAACATACTCTATATCATTTATAGTTGCAATAATATTCTTATTTAAAAGAAATAAGATAATGAAAAAACATAAAGATAGCATTAGTATACTATTATCTGATGTCGAAAAAATCAATAATAAATATATTTTATTAAATGATGAAATTAAAATGAAAGAAAAACACTTTGAAGATTTATGTGAATCAAATGAAAATAAGTTAAAAGAATTATCCAATCTATTAGACAAAAAGAAAGTTGAAATTGATAAATTTGATTCAGAAAACCAAGATAAATTTAAACTTATCGAAGAACTAAAAATAGAAAAAGAAAGACTTGATAATCTTATAAAAGATAAAAATATACTTAAAGATAATATTAATACTTTAAATTCTCATTTAGAAGAATTAAAAAATGAAAGGGAGGAGCTTAGAGATATAAACACAACTTTAAAAAATAAAAAAGAAGAACTAAAAAGATTATCAGAAGAATTAATACAGACTGAAGATGAGGTTCTGCTTCAATCATTTGGATTATATAATCCAAAATATGATTTTGAAAACTCTGATGAATATATGGAAAAATTAAAAGAAATAAGAGAAATGCAAAAACTATTAATAAGAAATAAAACAGGTGTAAAATATTCTGATTCTTGGACTGTTGATGGAAGTGTTCAAAAAGGTAGAACTATGACTAATCAAAATATTAAAACAGCTCTTAAACTCTTCAATAGTGAGTGCGACATTGCTATGTCAAAAGTTAGTTTTAAAAATATTGATTCTATAGAAAAAAGAATACGAAAAGCATTTACTGATACAAATAAATTAAATACTTCAAATAAGGTTTCTATAAAAGAAAACTATCTTAATTTGAAAATAGATGAGCTTTATTTATATTATGAATACCTTCAAATGAAAGAAGAGGAAAAAGAAGAACAAAGAGCTTTGAGAGAACAAATGAAAGAAGAAGCTCTTGTTCAAAAAGAAATAGAAAATCAAAAAAGAAAACTAAAAAAAGAAGAATTACAATTTAAGAATGAATTACTTAGACTAAAATCAACTATACCAGAAGATGAAAACGACAAATTAGAATGGGAACAAAAAATCAATTCTATAGAAGAAAAACTAGCTTTACTATCAAAAGATTTAGATGATGTATTAAATAGAGAACAAAATACAAGAGCAGGACATGTATACATAATCTCCAATATCGGTAGTTTTGGAGAAAATATATATAAAATAGGAGTAACTAGAAGATTAGACCCAACTGAGAGAATAAATGAATTAAGTAGTGCATCAGTTCCTTTTAAATATGATATACATGCGACTATATTTAGCGAAGATGCACCTAAATTAGAGTCAGCTTTACATAAAGCTTTTGATAATAAAAGAGTTAATAAGGTAAATAATAGAAAAGAATTCTTCGAAGTTACTCTTGATGAAATAAGGTCAGAAGTTGAGAAAAATTTCGATAAGACTGTAGAATATACAAAATTAGCAGAAGCACAAGAATATAGACAAACGTTAAAAATACAAGAATTAAATAATAAATTAGCTTAAATATATTCAAACAATTATAATTTAATAAAATATTATTTTTGAATATCTGTACCAATTTGTGATATAATAATAGCAAGGAGATAAAATTTACTTTTTAAAAGGTGAATTTCTCTAATTGATTAGAATTTAAAAGTTATTTCTTTAAATCACCCTTATTGGCGTTTGGGTGATTTTTTATTTTCTCGTAAATGTAAGCTGACACAATACCAGCCACTATACTCAATAAAAAGTTAATTAACATATAAATTCACCTCCTTCCTACATTGGAATTTGGCGTTTATATGAGAAAATCACCCTTAGCTTTTCAATTTTATTCTCCTTGCTAAAAATATTATAACACATAACTCTTACATATTTTACCTATATATTACATTTAAATTTTTATTTTAGTTTATTCTTATTATTTACACGTATATAAGCACGTTTTATAATATAATTGTAAGGGGTTGATATAATGAAAAAAGATATATATGTATATCCTGCTATACTAAGCTACGATGAGAATGGTATCTCTGTAGAATTTCCTGATTTACCAGGTTGTTACACATGTGGAGATACAACAGAAGAAGCCTTAAAAATGGCAAAAGAAGCTCTAGGGCTACATTTATATGGCATGGAAGAAGATAATGACATAATACCAAATTCAACAACTATAGATAAATTAAACTTAGAGAAAAATCAAATACCTACTTTGATAGAAATATATATGCCAATTCACAGAAAAGCTATAGAAAATTACTCTGTTAAAAAAACGCTGACTATCCCTCAGTGGCTTAATCGAGAAGCTGAGAAGCATAAGGTTAATTTCTCTCAAATACTTCAAGAAGCTTTAAAAAATCACCTTAACATTCATTAGAAATTAGAGCAGTCTAACTGCTCTTTTATATAAAACATATAAACTTATAAAGGGGCGTACATATATGAATATCAAATCAGCTTTTATAAGAAAAAGAGGGGGAAAATTCTATGTATATGTGGAGTACATAGAGGAAACAACTGGCAAGATAAAACAGAAAAGTTACGGAAGTTATGAAAAGAAAAAGGATGCTGAAAAACATTTAATTGAAATAAAGTCTACTATAAACAATAATAAGTTTATTACTCCAAGTAAAACAACTCTTGTAGAGAGGTGTTATAAATACATAATGTCAAATGAAAAAAAATGGTCTCCCTATACAACTGTAAATAGAAAATCGTGGGTTAAAAATTATATAGAGCCTTTTTTTAAAGATACAATATTGATAGATGTAAACCCTAGCCTTCTTCAAATCTTTATAGATAAAAATTTTGATGGTTCTGCACCATCAACTGCAAAAGTTAGATATAATTTTCTATCTTCTGTTTTAAAAGAAGCTTATAGGCTAAAAGAAATATCTGAAAATCCTTGCGATTTTGTAAAATTGCCAGCTCAAAATGTTACATATGAAATTGAAATATATAATAGAGAAGAAACGCTATTGTTAATAGAGAAGTTGAAAGATAGTTTGATAGAGATACCCATTCTCTTAATGTTGCTGTTAGGTTTAAGAATTGGAGAGGTAGCTGGTCTTAGATGGTCTGATGTTGATTTAGATAATAGTATAATAAATATTAACCAAATTCTCATATATGCAAATAGTAAAATAACTTTTAAAGAACCAAAAACTGCAAAATCAAAAAGAACGTTGTCAGTTCCAAAAGAATTAATTGAAAAATTAAAAATAGAAAAATTAAAACAAAACAAAATTAAATTACAAGGTACACTTGAAAATGAAAATAATTTAGTATGTTTAAATACAAATTTAAAGCCTTGGATACCAACTGCATTAAGTAAAACTTTTCATAACTTTATTAAAAGAAATAATTTAAGAAATATTAGAGTACATGATTTAAGACATACAAACGCAAGTTTGCTTTTGCTAGGAGGTACTAATATGAAAGTTGTTTCAGAAAGATTAGGTCATACAGATATAAAAATAACTATGAATAGGTACTCTCATGTTTTAGAGGAAATGGACAAAGAAGCTTCTGATAATTTAAGTAAACTTCTATTTAAATAA